TGCAAGGGCTGCGGTAGAAGCCAAGAAGCTAGAAAAGCGTCTGGAGGCAAGCAATGACTACAGCTCAAGAAATAATAAACAATTCATCTAGGGATGCCGGTATTTTGGCAGACGGCCAGGCTTTAACGTCTGGCGTTAACTCTAGCGCCCTGCACTTGCTTAATCGCATGATTGCTCGGTGGCGCAATTCTGGCGTTGATCTTGGGCTGCCAGAGGCATTGGCCGCCGATACTGTTTTTATTGATGTGGCTGACGAAGAGGCCATTGAGGTCAATCTAACCTTAAGGCTTATGGTTCGCTTTAAGCGGCCAATTCCTGCTGGCCTATCTCAGGCTGGAGAGTCGGCCTTTGAAGAGCTGCAGGCCAAGTATATGATCATCAACGAGTCTGGATTTGATCCCGCATTAACTCAAAAATGTCTACCTAGAAAAATACCCAGACAGAGTACTATTTAATGGCTTTACTACCGTTTCCAGTAGTTGGGCCAACCTACGTTAACAGGTCGCTTCCCGTATCTGCGCAGGTTACCCGCAACTTCTATATTGACCTCAGCCCACAAGGCAATGAGCCTGCATCGCTGCAGCCATTCCCTGGGTTAAAGCCGTTCGCCACTACTGGCAGCGGTAAAAATAGAGGCATGGGCGTCTTAAATGGCGTCCTCTATACCATTACAGGCACCACGCTTTACAGCGTCACCTCGTTGGGTGTATCAACGTCTATCGGGACTATTAACGGCACCGGGCGTTGCGTACTTGAATCAGATGGCACTAACCTTGTCATTACCACTGGTTCGACTAAGCCATACACCTATAACGGAACAACCCTAACGCTCGGCACCGATGTCGATTTAGCAAACTCTTCAACCGTGACCTATAACAACCGCCGCGTTATTTATGATGGCAATGATGCTGATGTTATATTCGCCGACCTAGATAGCCCCCTGGACGTTAACAGCTTAAATGTCACGATTGCCGAATCAGAGCCTGATGATATGAGGGGTGTGCTTGCTCATAATGGGCAGGTATACGCATTCGGCGAGTCGTCAATTGAACCCTACTACAATACCGGATCAGGCAACCCGCCTTATTCAGTGGTGACTAATTCAGTCGAGCAGCTTGGATTACACGCCGTTCACTCGCTAGCATCCAATAAAGACTTTGTTTATTTTTTAGGCTCTGACTTGGTGCCTTATAGAATATCCGGCTTATCAGTGCAGCCCATCGGTAATCCCGCTATAGGGCAGGCGATCAGAAACTACCCAACTAGCGCCGATGCCTTTGGTGTAACTTTCCGTTTTGATTCGCTGAGCTTCTACCTACTGAGCTTTAAGTCTGGCAATGAAACGTGGTTATTCAACGAGCAATCAGGCTTATGGACCAACCTATCTTCAGGCACCGACGGCTCACAGCACCTTATTAGTGATTATCAGTTTATATATAACAAGCATATCGTTGCTGATCGTAAGAACGGTAATATCTATGAAATGGATTTCGACACGTTCACCGATAATGGCGAGGTAATCCAGCGACAGCGTGACACACTATCGATTGATGGCGGCACGTTCGGCGCGCCGGTTAATGTAGTCTTTAGGGATCGATTAGAGCTGAAGATCGAAACCGGAGCCAGCCTGATAGATGCAGAGGCTCAGATTATCATGCAATTCTCTGATGATAACGGGCGCACTTGGGGTAATGAAAACTTCGCAACAATAGGCCAGCAGGGCGACTATACCTATAAGCTCGAATGGTTTGCGCTGGGGATGTTTACTAATAGAATGTTCCGCTTCATTATGACCGACCCGATCAAATGGGTAATTCTATCGGCTAATGCTGAGGTAGAATTAGGTTATGGCTAATGTCGACCCGTTTGTAATTAGATGGCCCAAAAAATGGGAATCTGATCCAGAATTGCGTGATGTGCTGCGCTACCTTAATAGGTTTTTACATGACCTATGGATAAGGACAGGCGGCGGCCCCGATCTTATTGAGGAAGCCTTGGAGGCTATTGAAGACCTCCAAGATCAGATTAACGCTATTATTGTGCGGCTTGATGCTAATGAGGCTGCAATTGCCGATCTTCAGGCCAGAGTCATAGACCTTGAAGGCTTAACTGTAGTAACAGCAGTAGATTACACGATAGACGGCACAACAACCGGGCACCAAACGATTGTTTGCACGGCTGATTTAACAGTTAGTCTTGATCCGGCACCAAGCGACAGAGATACGGCGACAATTAAAGTTGGGCAGAAGAGCACCAAGGTTATTATCGATGGTAATGGCAAGTTAATAGAGGCTGATTCAACCATGACGCTAAGAAGGCGACAAACCAAAAGGCAGATAGGCATGGATCTGGAGTACTCAGCAGAACTTGATAGGTGGTTTACAACGTGAGCGACGTTCCAGAGCAAGAGCTACAGCAGACAGCCTACGGCGATCTAGTAACCGCCCAGCTTGACCCTGAAATTCAGATAAGCGCCGAGTATAATTCGACCGGGTTTGTCGATCAGATTGCCACAGGTGGGAGCACGACAGGAGCTACAGGTGGCGAGTATTTTGGAACCGTCGGAACCGGCACCACCGACATTGCCGCCATCTTCTCTAAAACACAAATAATACCTAGGCACGGGCAGGGATCTCTGTTTAGGTTTTCTGCCAGATTCGATGCAGGCGTTGCTAGTAGCCGAATGGTTGCCGGAGCTGCTACCGCTAGCGATGCTATTGCATTTGGTTATGAGGAGGCCGTATTCGGCACTTTCTACACGCACGGCGGCTCGGTTGTAGTTTATGAGCTACAGATAACTGGGGCGGCAGCTGGCGCAGAGAATGCCACTGTTACAATAGATGGCACAGGGTACACGGTGCCGTTGACGGCGGGATCGGTAAACCATAACGCCTCAGAGATCGCCACTTCTCTAAACTCACAGGTTGCGCTATATAATTTTTCGCAGGTCGATGACCTTGTAGTTTTGCGTTCTATTCTGGCAGCCCCAGAAACCGGCGCTTTTACATTCTCTAGCGCGACAGCCACAGGAACTTTTACACAGATAGCGGCAGGCGTTGTTCCCACTAGGGATTTCACGGCGCAGACTAGCTGGAATGTAGATGTGAAGGCAGATTTAGACCCCTCAAAAACAAATTACTACTCTATACGTCACAACGGCGACATTGAATACTACGTGCAGGATCAATTGACCGGGCAGGAGGTTCTTGTTCACCGGCAGCAATTACCCAACACACTAAGTACGCCTGTATTCGGCAATGCGTCATTCAGAATGGTTTGGTCGGTTACGAATTTTGGAAACACTACGCCAATAACCATTAGCGGGTCACACGCCGCTGCATTTGTTGAGGGATTTGGGAAAATTATCCCTCCTTCAATCTCTGAAGAGAGTGATGCTACAGGCATCGGGACAACTTTAACTAATATCCTAACTATCAGAGTGCGTGAGGTTTTTGGAACGCAGGTAAATCTAGGTAGGATTATCCCGCTCGCGGCGTCTGCGTTTTCAACCGGCTCAAAAGGCTCCGAGATAGAAATTCTCTGCGATGCAACATTTTCAGGCGAAACAGATTACACCTATGAAGATGAAGATTCGTCTATTGTAGAGATTGATACCACTGCCACAAACACCATAACAGGTGGCGAAGTTCTCGATTCCAAGGTTTTTCTTGCTGATGCAGATATTGACCTATCAACTCTGAATGATCGAATACAGTCCGGCAGTACGTTAACTATAGCGATGCGAGTTATTCAGACGCCAACGGCAGATATGGGTGCAGCCCTGGTCTGGCGAGAAGAGTTCTAATAGAGCGCGATCAATACAAATAGCGGCTTGTGTTGTATAATAAGTAACACTATTACGCTGGGAAATGGCATGGATAACGAAAAAGAACTAAGCCTTATCATTAGTAATGCCAGCGGGCCTATCGCCAAAAACAGCGTGCGCGAGTCAATACAGCGTTTGGAGGATAGGCTGGCAACATATCCACAGGTAGAGATTCCAGTTATCCACAGGTATTCTGGTGGCATCTATTCCAGGGAGATCACCATTCCTGCAGGCGTGATACTAACCGGCAAGATTTACATGGATGATCACTTTGATGTGATGGTTTACGGCGATGTCACAGTTAGTTCTGATGACGGCGAAAAGCGCCTTAATGGCTTTCATATATTCCCT